CGTCAATCGTCCACGTTGCCATTGCAATGAGCTTGCCGCCGTTACGGGCGACCGATGACAAATCAAGGACGTTGGCAGCACCGCCCACCGATGCGGTCGGCAAGTACCACGCCTTGAGCGTATCGGCCTGGATGAACCACATACGGTTCTTGAACAGCGTCGGGCAATGCAGCGTTGTCGTCGTGACGCCTGTAATGGCAGGGGTAGACACGCCATCAATAGCTGTCCAAGTGCTGCCGTCATATAGCAGCGGCTTATCCACGCCGTTTGCGGCATACAAATAACTGCCGCCCGCGGTCGTAATGTTGGTGTATTCCCAACGCGAGTTAGTCAGCCCCGACACCGCCGCCGCACCCACCGCACCTGCCGTTGTAACGTCGTACAGCGAGCCTTGTGCGATGGCGAACATCTCGTCTGTGTTGCCACCGTTAAACGTCATCAGCGTTTCTACTTGCCCGCTGATGCCCGTAACGTGCGGAGCCCAACCGCCGCGCAAACTGACGCTTGAGACACCAGGGAATAGGTTATCCAGCGTTACCGCATCAGTCGGCGCCATGTTGGCTAACGCATCTCGAGCGTTCCAACCGCCCACAGGGGCGGGCAACGAGGCGACGTTGTTGCTAGTGCGCTGGATTAACCGCCTGCGAACGGGAGACGCCATTATTGGCTATCCGTGCCATAGCCGCTGTCGGGGATGTTGTCGTAGCCGATCAACACCGTACCCGGTCGCGGGGCAAACGAGAGGTTAGCACCCGCCGTGTCTTGCGCCACCGCCGTCTCAAACTCCATGAGGTAATCGCGGTAGAGGGCGGTCGTGTCAAAGCCCTTGGCCTCAAAGTACTTGAGTTTTGTACCCAACACCATGAGGCGGTCGGGGTAGATGCAAGTGTCGTTGTCGGCGGTAAAACTGTTTTTCGGCGTACCGTCTGCGGCTTCTGCCCATGCCGCGCTACGGTACTCAAAGCCGAGCAACTCACCACCGTTCATTCCTGGCCAAATCTGGAAATACTTGCCGAGCAGACGCCAACGGATACGCGGGCCGGTGCTGATGTAGCCTGACAGCAGCCATTCCCATTGTTGCGGCGACTCGGGGCCAAGCATTTCCCAACGCTTGCTCTTATCCCAATGAGTGCGGTTGACGGTGCTGACGTAATCCGCGGGAAGGTCGTACTTCACCTTTTGGAAAATGACCTGACCACCAACAACCGTCTCGGTCGTTTGGTAGTTCAGCGTGACTGACGTCGCGCCAACGGAGGTGACGTAAGTGGCGTTAGGGATACCGACCCCTTGCACCTGATAGGTCGTGTCTAGCCCCGCTGTTGAGGCAAGCCCGGTGATTGCAGCAACGCCGTTGACCCAATTACCCGTTGCCGTCGTGGCTTCGGTGTAGAAAGTGTGCTGGCGGGTCAACTCGCGCCAATCAGCACGACGAAGCAACTCATAACCACAAGCGTTCATCAGGGCAAGCAACTGCACTACGTCCTGACTGTTGTTACCCGCGACCGTAGAAGGGGTCGGGATACCGAGTTCTTGCGTACACTCGGTTATGAGCTGAATCATCGTGCTGCTCATGCTATGCCTCCGTTAATTCTTTTGGCGGGCGACCGCGCCGCGGCTTATCCGCCACCAATGACGCCATCTGCGCCTGCAATTCAGCCAACTGGCGCTTGGTATCTTCAAGCTCCGCGTTGCTCTCAACACGGTTCTTGCGGTTTAAGTATTGACGCGCTCGCTCGCGCAAGCCAACGCCACCCATGCCGATGCGCTGCAACTGGCCATCAGATGCCAGGGCAAGCTGCTCGACCGTCAAAAACTTGAGAATGCTCAATTCCGCGATCTGGTCGCGGTTAATTTCTTCGGGAGCGTCCTTCTGCCATTGCGATAGCGGGGTGCCGATCTGCGCCGCGGCGTTCTCGTTTTGGTGCATCTGGAAATACAACCATTGCCGCGGGAAACGCTCACGATGATCGTCGCGCACCGGCTGGTCGATCACGTTCGTTTTGTCGCCAGGCGCTTGGATTCGCACATATGGATTGCCCTTGTTCGGGCCATCCTCGCGCAAATAAAACTCAACGTGCAGTTGAGCGTCGGCGTTGTTGATGTCGCTATCTAATGGCATTGTCCTTGCTCCTGTGGGGATTACAGGTTGTTGACCTGTGTGATGGTACAAATGACCGAGGGGATCGCAGGCCATACGCTTGTGGCGCTGGCCGCAAGAATTCTAACGCTTGTGTCATCCGTCGCCCACATCAATTCAACGTAATTAGTAGGATCAAGCTGGATGATGAAGTTCCACGCGGCAACGGTACGCGCCGCTGAACCCTGTATTGCAACCGTCGTGGCGGTGTTGGCGACGTTGGTTCCGTTTTTACGCAGCCAAATGTAGATATTTCCTGCGCCGCCCGAGGTTTTGTCTAATTGCGCCGAAAACTGCACGTTGTAAACGCCTTGGTAATCAACAACCAAGCGGGACGACGGCGATCCGATAAATACGCCGTTGCTGCTATCGGTGGTGTTAAAAACCATGCCGTAAGCGGTGTCAATAGATGCCGCCGTTTGTAACGTCGTGTCGCTAAACGCACCGTAATGCAGAATCGGCACCGAGCGGCCGAATCCTTGCAGTTCTTCCCATAGCGTATTGCTGACGGCAAAAAACATTGCGGAACAATCGGCATTGATCGTGCCAAAGCCTGCGTTGTTAATTGTGTCGGTCGCGCTATATGGGTATACCGTCAACGGGTTGACGCCGCTGTTTTTAACAATAATCGTCTCGCCCATCTCGGCCTTTGGCAGTTTAACGCCAGCGCCCAAAGCAGTTGTTGTGACGTTCGTGTAGACGTAAGTGACTTGCGTGGCATCGCCTGCCGACGTACCCGCTGCTGATACTGACGCTATGCCGTCGCCGCAAATGCTAACGGTAGACAGTTGGCTAATGCCGCTGCCGAGTACGCGAGAGGGAATAGCCATCAGGCTGCCTTTGCCTGTTCGTGGCGCACTCGCATGATCTCGGCAATCAAGCCGGGGCCACGCGCATCCACGTTGATATCGCCCATCACCTCAAAGAGCTTCTGGAATTCGTTGGCCTGTTGGGCCATCGCCATGTTGCAGTTGAACTTCTTGCCGGCGGGGCCGCCCACATGAACGTCAATGGATGGGCCGGTGAATTCCCCGGTAAAACGCTTCAAGCCATCTGCCCGGTTGCAACTGTCGTACCCGTACAGCACGAAGTTGCGGAACCCGAGCAGATAACCAATGTTGATGGCACGAAGTCCCGATGTCGTCCCGCCACCCACGGCCAACTTGCCGGGGCCAATCGCCTGCATCTCGGGGCCTTCTGCCCATGAGTGCCATAGCCATACGTTTTTGCCTTTAAGGTAGTCAAACGTGACGGGCGGGCAGCGTGAGGCGACGAGGTAAACGGTACGGTCGTTGGCCTTTTGGATGCCGTTAGTGCGGTCACGCGGGTCAAGGTTGACCCACATATCAGGCTGGATGCCGTTCTCGCACAGGAAGTCATGCGCTGCCTTGATCGCCACGATGGGCCGACCGGCTTTGCGGTGCGCTCTGATTTCCTCTACAAAATCGGGCATAGACCACCCACTCGCCACGCACACGAATGTTCCATCGTGCTTAATGGGAGTGGGGGTCAGTTCTGGCAGACCACGGCCAAGCGCCGAGCAAATGTTGGAGCAAAGCTCCATCGCTGTACCCGCCGCCTGTACCGTGATCTCCAGAGGCTGCATCGTTAGAACCCGACGACGCCCGTGGCGACGTGCGGATAGCCCGCGATGCAGGTGACCGCAGAGGCCGAAGCCGCCGAGGTCGTGGCCACAAGGCCCGCTACCAAGCCACCCGTCACCGTAGCGTCGTCAAGCGACCCTGCGGTTGCGGTGGTGAACAGCGGGACGTTCGGCTGGCAGCCGACCAACACGCTGACACGCGGCTTGCCGCCCAACTGCACCCAGCCGTAGTAGGCCGAGGCAATGGACGCTTGAGCAAAACCAACCGCCTTTGAATTGGCAGAGTTGGTCGTGGTCAACGGGGCCACCGTGTTGTTGACGTTGACAGTTACAGCCGACCATTGAGCGCAGGTTGAAGCGGCCTGCACATAAATGGCTTGACCGCCATCGCTCAAGTTGACAACGGTGCCAACAGCGAACGAGGGCGAGGTATCGGTGTATTCAAGAGAAACACCGATCATATTGCTAACAGAAATAGACACTTTGATGCCCTCCTTAAGCGATCAACACGCCTTGGAACTGGCTGCCCGAGCAGGTCAAATTACCTGCCCAGCCAATCAGCTTAACAATGGCGTCTTGGTTGACGGCCTGCCGCTCGCCACCGATCGGCACAAAGTTACGATCTTTGTGCGGGCGGAAGTGCAGGTACTTGGTGTTGAGGAACCACATATGGTTCGCGTTGCCAGCACCGCTGTTGTACGTTGAGGAACCGATACCACCGTCCAACACAACGTCGGACGCCATACCAGCACCGTAGTACTTGAGCGAAGCGAAGCCCGCGCCAGCGAGGCCCGAACCACTCTCGGTAATACGCTGGATCGCCTGGAGCGATTGCAGGTAGAACCGATAATAGTTGTTGTCAGCAACGATCAGGTCAGGCTTGTCGGTGCCACGAACGAGCTGGACAGCGAGAGCGTCCATGTAGCCCTGGATCGTGGTTGACGACACAGCGCCCGCACCACCGCCATCAGCGGCAGCCGAGAACTTCTTGCTCTGCCAGAACGTCCACACGGCGCGGTTGATGCCGCCGTAGGTGCCGACAGTCGGGTCATCCGGCACAGCAGCAGCAAGACCCGTGAGGTTCTTACCCGCGTTGCCGGTGCCGTCGCCGTACAGGTCACCGCTGATGCGGTTGGCCAGCTGGGCTTCGGCAATCTGCATACGACCATCAAGAAGGTCGATGATCGCCTCCTTGCCCGAGTTCTGGATCATCTCCAGGCCCGAGATCGTCACCGCAGAAGCGTATTGCGTGATCGAGAACTGCGCCGCAGAAATCGGCGAGTTCTGACCGACGTTCAACACTTCATAACCCGAGTACGAGTTAGTGTTGTTGGTGGTTTGGTCGTTATACATGATTTCTTGCAAAATCACGTTACCGCCCGAGAACGTCTTGACGTTCCCGCGCTCCTTCAAGCGACGAAGCAACGCATTGTTGTTCGTCACGTTATCAGCAAGCTCACCGCTACGGCTCTGGA